GGGGTGCAGCGAGCACCTCCAGATACATAGTATCTGGATATCCTCTACCTTGGCAGTGGGCTGGTTACCACGTTTGTGGGACTGGACTGCTGTCACGTAGAACTTTCGTGGGTTCTAGTAACTCATGGATTTTGTTAGGGAATCCTTCCTTGACTGGATCGCTCACACCTCGGGCACCCGCTGATATCGTAAATATCAACGGTTCCTCCTTAACCGTTGTAAGGAAGTTGTGCACGCAAGGCTTCTTTATCAAGTCGTTAACTCGATAAGGAGAGAGGTTTCAGCCGGTTCTCAAAGACCTATCCTAGGTATTTGGACCCAGACTGAAGGGATGGGTGAAGAGGTTTTATTTTCTCTTTCTGTTACTTTTGACATTAAGAGATAACTCGGATCTGCTTTGATCCTATGTAATTTATATTTATAGGTAATAAGTAATAATGATTTAGTAAACTGACCGACCTTGCTCACTGAGAATTCCCAGTGAACCAGGCAGATCAATTGTACTCTTATTCGTTGGTTCGTTCATAGTATAAAAGGGCTAAGGATTCTTTAACCCTCTAGCTCCTAAATACTGTAAATGGCGACCGGCAGGAGTTTACATACCTGCGAGCACGGTCTCTAAGTTTGTATGAGTGATAAGGTTTACTGAGACTTTATATCTCAGTACCTCTAATCCTATTCCTAAGGTCATGGACATTCCTAGTGAAGTCGGTGACTTACCAGGGTGAATCCAATCATTAGGGAATGGAAGTAATTAATTTTGCTTCTTGAAACTTGATTGAATTAAGCCTTACCTCGGGGCCTGCTCCCGCCTACACTCTGTAGGGTAAGAGAAAGGTATCCAACTTCTCCGGTGTATCCTACACTTAAATTAATCATCATAAACACTATGACTTTCATAAAAATGTTCCATACTTCATGTACCGTTTTCTCCAATCCAAATCACCGTCTCTATAGACTGGTCAATTGGGATCGGATAGAGGCAGGTGAATATGCACTCGTCGATCCCGTTGATTCAGGAAATATCCTTTATCTAAC